GCCTCCTAGATGTCCTTCGGACACCTCTCCTGAGAAAAGGAAAAACTAAAGTATGTGTAAAACCCCTGCGGGGAAACCACTAAACCCTGTTTTTAAAACCTATTCTCACTTGTTTTTGGCTAACGTGAAGAAAAACGCTACCTGTGCTGTCTTCTGTCGCGTTTGCATCAAAATACACGACGCGGTTTCGGAGCCCGCACAGCTCTAGACTTTTCCATGAGGGCAAATGCTTCCATCCATACAAGTCGAGTGTATATGCCTTCTGATCGTCGTTTCTCCGCAAAGCTTCGTACCCGTCAAGGGCAGAACGGTTTTCCAACTCTAGGTGACGGTAAAGTGTCGCCTGTTTTCTCTCGTCGTCACTACATTCTGTAAAGATGAAGCCGTATTTGTCAAAAGCCGCGTGACCGCTTCCGTCGTTTTTCTTCAAAGCACAACTTCCAAAACCAACGGCTATCGGGTCGTTTCTTAACAAAGAACTGATCGCTGGAAATACGCCGTAGTCCGTCGTGACGGCTTTTTGAAACGGAACATATACGCCAGGGCACGTCCTTCCCGTCCTGCCTTTCCGTTGTGTCCGTGTCGAGACGGTATACGGCACCTGTACAGGCCCGTTCCCTTCATTGACAACAGACATTCCACTGTCTATCACCACATCGCAACCGGGTATGGTCAAACTAGCATCGGCAATTGACGTGGCTATGACATGTCCTGTCTGTGGGACAGTTGGCGTCTTGGAGCTCATGGCAGTAACCTCAAAACCTTCTGCACGGAGAGTCCGGGCCATTCTCTCGACAGCACTTATGGACGGTATAATAACCAGTATTCTGTTGGCCTTACCCACACGTACACGGAATTCGTCGATTAAATTTTCAGTCTTAGGTTCCTCCGTTTCAACGTCAAAGGGGGCTTTAGCCGGGACATCGTAAGTCGTGAGTGTCTTCATGTAAGCAGATGGCGTAGCAGTTAAATGAACACTCTTACATTGAGGCAGATTCTTTCGTAAATAGGCCCATTCGACTGATGTTTCGTGCGCTTCGTCAAAGACATAGATAGCGTCTGAAAAAGGCATACGGCCATGCTGTGCCAGGCTATTCGCTAAATATCCATAGGTGCATGTTATGTGACGCCCTCGAGCACGAAGGCGTCTCCGTTGATACTCGGCGTCCATGTTGCGACTGGCGTATTCCTTGCATAGTATGACCCTAGGCATCACGACAATAACCTTCTGCCTCGTCTGGGACAGCAATCGTCCGGGAAGATAACGCGTTTTCCCTGCTCCGCATGGACAGGTGACAACCACATCGTCGACGGTTTCAAACAAGTGCAATACGGTGGCAGCAGCTTGGTCCCAGATAGTTTCAGGACTGGCCAATTTCCTTTGGATCGGTATACCGGGGTTTATGGTTGCTGTGTCAAAAGCTATATCTAAAATGCGTTTCAGACACGCAGAAACCACGTCGACTGGAAGGAACTGGGCTAACGCCGGGACTGGCATCCATCTGCAGATCTCCATTGCCGCGAGCTTGTGATAATAATGCGGATCTTTGACCATTAGCCTAGATATTGAGTCCGAAGACTGTCCTGCGACTAGGAAATAAGCGTAAGAATAGGAGCTGAACAAAGACGGTAGACTATACCGGTAAGTCTGTAAAGCCCACAGAACTACCTTTCCAAATGGCAACGCCGCCACAATTGCCAAGGCACCATTTAAGTAGTAGTAAACGTACGTGTACAGGCACATCCGGCACGTCTCGACTCTTACAATCCTTCGAACCCCTTCGCCGGAAAGGTCGCCCCCTTTACGCTTCCTGCTCTCGTACCACAACCGAGGACAAGTCATGTTTGAAAATGGGCTATTTCGGCACGCGATTTCGAACTCTTCGAACAATGGTTCCCGGTTTTCTTGTTCCCACATCTTGAAAAAGATAAAAGGTTCAAAGAAACCATTGGTCTCGACTGCCATCCTTTTGGAATAATCTAGCAAAACACCCAAGTCGGCTGTCCGCGATTCCTGGATTGTTTGCAAAACCCAAGAAGCGTCCTTGGTGACTGTTTCAGCATCAAGTTGAGCCTGGTATAAGCGCATCATTGCCCCCGACGTGACTCTAAGCTCGAATGCTGAGTCATATTTGTGGGAGTAGTGCCGCCGCATGACCTGTTCGTACGTTTTTGGGCACTGACGCCTTTTGCCCAGTTTCCGTAAACCCTCAGTCCTGGCCCATAGTTCGTGCAAATCATTGAAAAGGGCTGGGTAGTGAGCACAGTGCTGCAGCTGCCCTTCTATCCGCTGACAGATCCGTATGGCTCTCTGTTCACGGCTCATGCTCAAAAGGCCAATAGCTCCTTGTTTATGGGCCCCTATAGCCCCTCTGAGGCGCCTCTCGTCGTGCAGTACAGC